TAAAAGAAACAAACTTCTGCACAAGTCATATCGCCACAGTTATTACATTCTAAACTATACACATATTCATCTTCCATATTACACTCCTATGTAGCATGAGAAGTATAGCATAACTATTCCACTCACAATTAATATTAATATAGTATTATCATTATTTGGTAACATTGTCAATCTCCATATAAAGTTGGTATCTCCTCATTTGGTATGCAATCTTCTTCATCTTCTCTTAGTGTTTCCTCGAAAAGATGGTACAAATCTTCTTCTTCCCACATTTACTACTCCTATTTTTTATCTATATAAACTCTCATGTGTGTAGAATCTTCCATGTTTGCACCATGATATGCTCTACCTTGTCCATACAATTCCTTCTTGAGGTGTTGTCCTTTTACTCTTATGTTGTACGATTCTTTATTAAGATACTTCCTACAACTCTTGACAAACTCCTTGCCTTCTTCGTCTTGTGGTACTTCACTAAAGGTATAGTAGTGTCCATTAGTATGAGCAACATCTTGATATGCTTTTCTCCACCTGTGTTCTGCCTCAGACCACTTATCTATCAACTCATCTTTTTCATCTATGATAGCTTGTAATCTATCCTCTTGTTCTTTCAAGTTTTTTTTGTACACTTCATGGTTATGTTCATTAAAACTTTCTACTTGTTTAATCTTTGCAACCAAGTCTTTTGTTCTACCCATGTGCTTAGACCTATCTAGCATTTCTTCTTGTTCACATGACTTCACAAATGCTCTAATTAAGTGTTGAAAATCCATGTGTGATATAGGTAAATGTCTACCCTCTCTTTCTGAATAGTATGTCTTATGATTCAAGTCATACATATCACTTGCTAGTTTACCTGTTTCTTTTGTTGCACCTAGCATAGTTACTACTCTGTGTATTTTCATTCTACTTCTCCTCGTATGTTTCAATTAATTTATTAAGATACCATTGTGCTTTCTTCAAATCTTCTAAGCCATTCTTGTATCTAAATCTCCATAGGTACTTAACTATATTACCTTGTAGGTAGTAGTCGAATCCATCTACTAACATAGCTTGTAGGGCATCTATTGTTTCTATGCCTGCCTTATTGTAGTGAATAGGACTATTGACCATATCTGTAGATTGTTCTTCTTTTTTTGTTCCACTTAAATATTTCACTTGTTGCTCCTTCGATTTTTCTTCTAACTCTTTAAATTTATTTTTCATATATTCTAAATGTCTTACCATTATTTTTGATACTCCTTCTTCCATTCGTCTGTTGCACTTATTAACTTTGGGTTTACAGACATAATCTCACTTATGTAGGCATCTCCATACTCCCAACTATCGTATGTCATAGGGGATTTACACGCAGTAAACCATCTAGCATATTGGTTTTTATCTTCGTTATCTTTTACTTGATATGTTTTAAGTATCTTCCACTCAAAGTACATACCATTACTAGGGTTGTCTATCCTATATGTTGCATAGGCATTGTCTATGTTTTTTGATTTACCAAATTGATTTTTAGCCATTATTCATTCTCCTCATGGTAGCTATCGTTGTCATCTATGTATTGATTAGGGTGTGTCCATTCTCCAATGCACCCATCATCATCATCTTTTTTGATATACAATTCTATTAGTTTATTTAAAGAATAATGGTCTACATCATAATCATTCTCGATTGCCCATTCATGTAACCCTTGTACATCTAGTGTCCAAACTTTATCTTCTCTATTCATCATTAAAATCTCCTATATGTTTATTCCATTCGTCAGGTGTAACCCCATTAATTAGAAACTCCCTTTGGTCAGCACTTAGATTAGGGAATACGTTTTGTACTAACAAACCACCTATAGTATCATACATATCTAAATGCTCTTGTAGTATAGGTAATTCCATTGTATTCATTTTTCTTGTTAGTATTGATTGTCTAGTTACTTGTATCATATTGTATCTCCTTCAAAAGTTTTTCTACATCATTTATTAAATAGTCATACCCATCTATTTGTGATTGAGCATCTATCTCATATTCTCTAGCCACTTTTATTATGTGTTTTAGTTTTGTAGCTACATCATTTTTTTGTATCATTAGCTATTCTCCTTATACCAACTCATAGCACTACTCATAATCATATTCGTATAAGTTATACCATACCCACTACCTGCTTTCAAGTTATCTTTATCAAGTAAATGTTTGTGCATATGTGTAACGTCATCAAAATTATCATATAGCTTTTTACAGACATAGTCAAATTCTTCATCTTTTAGTACATTCAAATCACATTCATAGTACAAGTACGAACTCATTAAGTATATAGGTACTAACCTATTAAGTGATACGTTATGTAATTCCATGTATTCGTCTCCATGCTACCCATGTTATAGCTTGCAATTCATATGCCTTGATGCCTAGCTTTTTAGATGCCCTAGCATATGCCTTTTGTATATCCTTATACTCATTCTTTTTAATGTTTGTATTGGGTGTTGTCAATCCTTGTTTATCATTGTAGTAAATATTTCTAGCATGTCCATCAATAGTGATATCAGTTTCATCTCCACTTATATTCCTAAAGAATGATACAATTTTCTTGCCATTGAGTATATCAATAGTTTCCTCATAGCTTGGCATTGATTGTAATATACTCCATGCTTTTTGTTTCATCTTATGATAAGTGCTAACCTTGATGCTATCCATATCTTGCCCATTGATAAAGGCAGTACATAAATCTTCTGCATTGATTATGTTACGTTCCCACTTGTTATTAGGGCTTAGTGCAGATACTACCCCTATCACAATATGTAAGGGTAGTTCAAGTTTCTCAGCTATCTCCTTACAGTCTGAGTTAGCATTGACGTACCAAGTTAAGCCATGTTTTATCTCACTTGGTTTAGCTAGTTTGTATATTGCAATTATATTTTTAGTGGTAATCATGGTTACTCCTATTGGTTTCTTAGTCGCTTTATTCTATCCATAAATGTAGCTTTATCAAATCTACTATTATGTCTTTTACAAAATCGCATTATGTCTTCTATAGCTATAATGTCAAGTTTGTTGTCAACAATTATATCTGCTAATTCTTGGAAGTGTTTTCTAGTCATGAGGTATTCTCCTTGTTATTATTTGTTATAAGCGTTATGTGTAAATATAAATGATAATGCCATACACATTATACCCATGTAGCCAAATCCTAGCAGTAGAGTCCAAAAGATTAACTCACTACTAAACAACATTGCTAAAGGGAATGTTACAATTATAGCATTTACATAGAAAAATAGCATTAGATATGAGCAATAGTCAGAATATCTAAGTAGTTTTCTTTTCTTTTCAAGTCTAGTCATTTTATTCTCCATCATATAGTTAGAGGGTATAATGCAACGTAAGGGGAAAACGTTACATTATACTTCGCACTTATGCCTTCTTTCTAGTAATAGAATTGGCAAAGTCTTTATGGGATTTAACTTGGAATTCTCCAAAGTCAATAGAGTTATAAACACCTTTTAACTCTTTATCAATAGCAGTAAGCAACATCTCAAAAACAGCAATACTTGTACTACCAATTCTAGCACCATATTCTTGTTTTACTTGCCTTGCACCAATACGACTAGCCTTGTATAGTCTAGTCTTAGACAAAGAAGTTTCAGTTACTTTCTTATACTTTTTTGCTATTCTTGAAAACTTTTTTTGGTTTGATTCAGTCAAGTTTTGACCTGTTAAACCTGTTGATTGTTTCCAATAAGTAGCATTTATAGTTTTAATAGCCATAGTTTTTCTCCACATGAAGTTAAGGTTAAGGGCATTATACCCTCAAACAATACGAATTGTAAAGAATAAAATTCAATTACTAGTCGTATATATCTTAATACGATTAGGTATAAATTTTAGTTACTCAAACCAAGTTTCTTTTACTTAAACTTATAGCTAACTTTACTAGTAATCTAGTAGTATAGATTTTTCCTCGCTTTCACTTTGATTCCCACCTGATTAGGTTATTAAGGGAAGGCAGACTAGACAATACACAAAACTAGCCTCTTTTACTTTCTCGCACTCTTACCATTGACCACCCTAGGATTTCGTTGGTCGCACTTCTCCTATATTCTACAAGTCTACTCGCTTGGCACTTGCTTAGTCTAGAAGGTTACTACCCTTTTGGCACACCTAGTTAGCCCACGTCTTGCCCACATTTGGGTAAGAATTCGCATCTATCGTTTAGAGGATTTACTCTTGATAGGTTCGATTTAAAGTTCGCACTTGCACCCATTTAGAGACTAGGTCGTATGTCTTTTCTTATCTTGTATTCACCTTAACATTTTCTTTTCAAACTAGTCAAGAAGTTTTTTTAAAATGTTTTAAGAAGTTTGTTACTGTAACGTTTATCTTAAAACTTAAAAGTTTTTTTGTTT